GAGTTAATCAATCAAGGGATTGGTTCTATTGAGGCACCTCCATCGGCAGACACTTATTTACTACAAGAGAACAGAGCGTTAATATTACAAGAAGATAACGGAAAAATTATTTTATAATGGCAGATAAAAAAATATCACAATTAGGTGCGGCTACCGCTTTACAAGGGGATGAGACATTTCCTATTGTTCAATCGAGTGTAACAAAGAAAGCGGAGATATATGACATTCATAACTACATAGTCCCTACAAATATTACAGCGTTAAAAGACACTACCGTAAACTTATCAGATTACCCAAATGCTTTTTTAGTTAAACTAACTTGGTCTGGTGTTAATGGTAATATGACACTTAACTTGCCAAGTGCTGCAAGTAGTGTAAACAGAACTATGCGTTTCGCCTCTGACTCTACATTTACAAGCAATACTCGTGTTTACTTAACGCCAACTGGTGGCGATGAAATAGATGGGAGTACTGGTTTTTATGAAATAAACAAAGCGTACGAAGGTATTAAGGTTTGGTCTGATGGAACTGAATGGTTTATCGTTCAGAAGAAAGCATAATATCTGAAAATAAGACAGAAAGATTTAAAATTAGTATTAATGTAAAATGTTTAATTTATGAGAACACCAAAACAACTTTTCAACGAAATCGTAAAGTTAGCCGAGTCTGCTATAAAGCAAGATGACGCTAAAGACGTTGAGGTTCAAGAAGAGGTAGTTCTTGCCGAAGAGACTCAAGAACCAGTTCAAGAGGAATTGTCTGAACAAGTAGAGGCTCAAGAAGAGTTGGCTGAAGAAGAGCCAATGCAAGATATGCCTTCTGAAGAAGCCCCAATGGATGACTACGTTAAGCGAAGCGAGTTTGAATCTGCTTTGAAAGAGATGAAAGAGATGTACACTAAAGTTCTTGAAGTAATGTCTCCAGAAGAGGGGGAAGAAGTTCCCGCAGACTTGGCTCAAGACGAGTCTATTACTGAAGAGTTATCTTCTCAAGAGGACACAGACACTTTAGTTCACACTCCAGACGCTCAAGTAGAAGAGAAACAACTTCGACTTTATGCTCAAGGACGTAAAAAAACAACTGAAGATTATGTCTTCGCATCACTATTTAAAAAATAATCTGAACAACTAAATTAATTAAAAATGGCTACAACCACAAATGTTACAACTACTTACGCTGGGGAATTTGCTTTGCCTTATATCCAAGCAGCGTTGTTAAACCCTTCTACTATTCGTAATGGTGGGGTTACTGTTAAACCAAACGTAAAATTCAAGCAAGTATTGAAGAAAGTTGCTATGAGCGACCTAATCAAAGACGGGTCTTGTGACTTTACTCCAACTGGAACTATCACTCTAACTGAAAACGTACTTCAGCCAGAGGAGTTCCAAGTAAACTTTACTCTATGTAAGCAAGATTTTCGTGATGATTGGGAAGCAATCGCAATGGGACTTTCTGCTCACGACAACCTTCCTCCAAACTTGGCTGATTTCATCATCGCTAAAACTGCTGCTGAAGTTGCCTCTGCTAACGAAACTATTATCTGGCAAGGTGCTACTGGTACTGCTGGTGAGTATGATGGATTCACTACTCGTTTCGCTGCTGATGCTACTGTTGTTGATGTAACTGGAACCACCGTTACTGCTGCTAACGTAATCACAGAACTTGGAAAAGTTGTTGATGCTATTCCAGCCGCTATCTACGGTAAAGAAGACTTGTTCATCTATGTATCAAACAATGTTTATCGTGCTTATGTTCGTGCATTAGGAGGATTTGGTGCTTCTGGTCTTGGGGCTAATGGTTTCGAAGGACGTGGAAACAACCAAGTTATCTCTGACTTGACTTTTGACGGAGTTAAATTGTTCTTGGCTGAAGGTCTTCCTTCTAACGAGATGGTTGCTGCTCAAGCCTCTAACTTGTTCTTCGGGACTTCACTTATGAGTGACTGGAACGAGGTAAAAGTTCTTGATATGGCTGACCTTGACGGGAGCCAGAACGTACGATTTGTAATGCGTTTTACTGCTAACGTAAACTACGCTTACGGTTCTGAAATCGTATACTACTCTTAATAAGATTTGATAACGGGGGTGTTTAATAGCACCCCCTTAATCAAAAAAAACTGAATTAATAATAACATAAAACCCAAACATAATTATGGCTTGTGAAAATTTATCGCTAGGGAGATTGAAGCCTTGTAAAGATACGGTTGGGGGTATTAAGAACATCTACTTCGTTGACTACGGAGACTTTGACGGAATCGTATACAATGCGACAGACACAGATGTAATTGATGACCTTGCTGCATCTTTCAATGCGTACAAGTATGAAGTGCATTTCTCTTCATCTTTCACGCAGAACATTCAATCCTCTATGGAAAACGGAACGACTGCTTTCGAGCAAGTTCTTGAAGTTACCTTACCAAAACTAACTAAAGAAGACCACAAAGAACTTAAATTAGTTTCTTTCGGTCATCCTCACGTTATCGTAGAAGACCAAAACGGGAATTTCTTTGTTGCTGGTCTTTTGAATGGTATGTCTGTAACTGGTGGGACTATCGTTACTGGACTTAATATGGGGGATTTAAGTGGATACACTCTTACCTTGACTGGTATGGAGAAAGTACCCGCTAACTTCCTTGACACTAACATCGTTGATGCTGGTGGAACAATTGTTTCTGGAACTTAATTTCCATAGTTTCTTTATTTATGATGAAGGGGGTGAGATAATCATCCCCTTTATTGTTTTATATAAAAAAAACAAAAATAACCTTTTTTAGTATTATAGTATGAAAAGGGTAAATCCGTCTTTAGCAACTAACACACTTTACGTTATAACAAGGGATTATAGTGTTACAACACCCGTTAGTGTGACTATTAGACAAGATGGGACTTATGTATCAGAGACGATAACAGTCACCCCATCATACACAGAGAATTATTGCCAATTAGATTGTGATTTCACAATCCTTGAGGCGGATAGTGTGTATTTTATGGAGATTAAAAACGGGAGTGATTTACTTTACAGAGATAAATTATATGCTACCTCATCAACAGACTATGTGCCTTCGTTAAACACTGGGGTTTATACCATAGATGCAGAAGGTGAAGATGAAGAGTACATTATATTAGACTAATATGAATAAGAGTAAAAACATAAGGGTTGTAAACCTTGCTGACTACGAGAGACCGACAATACACGAGGTCTCTAACAAGGAGTGGGTTATGTATGGTGATAACAATGATTACTTTGACGTGATTATTGAGAGATATTTAGGTTCTCCAACCAATGCTCGTTGTGTAAACGGTATTAGTGATATGATTTTCGGGAGAGGGCTTGAAGCCGTTGACCGAAACATCAATAGAGACGCTTATATTGAGATGAAACGTCTTATTGACGAGAGAGAATTAAGGAAGATTGTAGGGGATAGAAAGTTACTGGGTCAATCAGCAATAAAAGTTGTCTATAACAAGACAAAAACAAAGATTGTTGCTATTAAACATCACCCTATGGAGACTCTTCGTGCTGAAAAGACTTCTGATGGGATTATTAGAGCATATTACTATCACCCAAAGTGGTGTGATATGAAGCCAAGTGACAAACCAAAGCGAATCCCTACGTTTAAGAACGGTGGGAAGAGCGATACAGTTGAAATCTATGTAGTTCGCCCATATATTAGTGGTTTTTACTACTATTCTCCTTGTGATTATCAATCTTCACTACAATATAGTCAATTAGAGGAGGAAGTAAGCAATTATCACCTCTCAAACATAGAAAATGGGTTACAACCCTCTCTTTTAATCAACTTTAACAATGGGCAACCTTCAGAGGAGGTTCAAGAGATGTTAGAGAGAAAGATTATGGAGAAATTTAGTGGGAGTAGCAATGCTGGGAAGTTTATCTTGGCATTTAACGAAGATAAAGACACTGCTGCCACTGTTGATGCCGTTCACCTCCCAGATGCACACGCACAATACCAATTCTTGGCTGATGAGAGTCGTGAGAAGATAATGCTTGGTCACGGGATTGTATCCCCTATCCTTTTAGGGATAAAAGACAACACTGGGTTCGGAAATAATGCCGAAGAGTTGCGGACTGCATCTATTTTGATGGATAATATTGTTATTAGACCATTTCAACAGAATATTATCAATGCTTTAGATGATATTTTAGCGTTTAACAACATCTTTTTATCACTTTACTTTGTTACTCTTCAGCCAATCGAGTTTGTTGAGTTAGACAACATCTCTACAAGCATCGTAAAAGAGCAAGAGACTGGGGAGAAGTTATCTTCTGACAAGAATGACTTATCTGACGAAGAGTTTGATGACTTATTTGGTCAATTAGAGGCGTTAGGAGAGAAGATTGATGACTCTTGGGAACTTATCCATAGTTGTGATGCTGAAACGGGCGTAGAACTCTCTGAAGCGAATCCTTTAGCCCCTTCTATGGAGGATAAGGGCATCTATAAGGTTAGATATGCCTATGTACCGATTAGAAACTCTCAAGGAAGCCGACAATTCTGTCGTAGAATGGAAGGATTAACCTCTGCTGACATAGTATTTAGAAAAGAAGACATTAATCAAATGTCTTTTAAAGGGGTGAATAGAAAATTAGGGCATCAAGGTAAGAATTACTCTCTTTTGAAGTACAAGGGCGGTAAAAACTGCCATCACTTCTGGGAATTGAGAGTGTATAAGAAGATTGGTAGTGGAGAGGTAAATATTGATGAAGCCGTAAAGGATGGGTTAATCCTCCCACAGAACCCAGAGGAAATGGGGGTTAGACCAATTGATATGCCCGATGGAGGTGCTTATTTGAAGCGATTGTTTAACAAAATACTTGGGGAATAATGACTGCGTTATTTATATCACCTAAATATGTGAAGAGAAAGTCCATTATTGATGGGGAGTTAGATGCGGACAAGTTAATCCAATTCATTGAGACGGCTCAAGACATTCATATTCAGAACTATTTAGGGACTAATCTATACAAGAAATTACAGACCTTAATCATAAATGGTGAAATTAATGATGCGGGTAATGCAGACTATAAACTACTATTAGATGACTATATAAAACCGATGTTGGCTTGGTATACACAAGCAGAATACATCCCTTTTGCTGCTTACACAATCAGTAATGGTGGGGTATATAGACATCGTTCTGACAATAGTGATGCGGTTGATTATGGTGAGATTGCTGGACTTACGACAAGAGCAACAGACAAAGCAACATTTTACACTAATCGATTTATAGATTATATGAACTTTAACTCTGAATTATATCCAGAGTTTATTTCCTCTTCGGAGGCAATGTACCCCGATAGAGACGTAAACAACATTGGTTGGGTACTTTAATGGGGGAGAAGATTAATAAATATAAGTTAAAAGATAACTATATAAGTTCGTTAGACCGCTTTATAGGGCGGTTAACCAGCGAAGAAAAAAAGATTATAGATAATGGGGACAACTCTGACGGGAACAAGAATTAAAGATACTTACGATGG